GCAAGTATTTTAAATTCATCTCTTTGAGATTTGTGTAATCTCTTGTGAATAGCAGAGAAGAACTTACTTGATGCTTCTAGTAATGCCATTGTTGTACCCACAGGTCCATAAGATGCTGCGTCAGAAACAATTTGTTCTGTACTATCAGCAAACTTTTGACCTGCTTGAGTAATGAAGCCAAGCATATTGAACAGAGTTGAGGAAGGCTCTTTATATGGGAGAGACACTATAGCCTTATTAAGATCTTGTCCTGTAGCTTCAACTTCTTTAAACTCACCTGGTGATATAGGATCGTTGTCTCCAACAATTCTTACACCCTTTGCTTTGAATCCTCCTGGTAAGTTTGCGAATTGACCTGCATCCACTAAACTTCTCATGGCTGCAGTAGCAGTCATAGTTAAGTTTCCTAAAAAGTGCATGAGACCAAATCCATAGAAACTAAAGCCTGGTACGAATCTGTAGTGTACAAAGTGTGACACTTTCTCTTGATTCTTATCATCCTTCTTATAGTTTCTACGAATACTTAAAATTTGTTGTGACTTCTCTTCTACTGTAACAATATAAGGAAGAGCATAGTCTTCTTCTATTTCTAAATAACAATGTTGTTCTAGTAATGTATATTGTGGATCATTTGTTCCTGTAGGAGACAAACCAATAATTGTATCCATCTTTTCTGAAAAAGAAGTAGGTTGTGGATTAGTTGCTTCTGGTAATTCCACATCTCTATATATTCCTGTACGTATATCTTTTGCAAGATCAACAGGACTTCTATATATTACATGTGTATATCTATCTGCTTTACGTAGATTAGATGCATAGTAAGAAACATAGAATTGATCAATAGGAACAAATTCAGATACTGGTCTTTTTAAATTAGCATCATAATAAACTTTTTTAAATGCTGATCCTATTAATGGTAAATGAAATAACATTCTTTCCATCTCATCAAAGTATTCAGGCATCTGATCTGTTGTTTGATAATTCATAAACTCTTGAACACGATTAGCTTGATCTTCTCTTTCAGGAGTAGACTTACCTATAATCTGAGCTTTAACTGGACCTGATGGTGGAAATAATTCTTGTATTGCTTTTGATTGAAACTTAACAGCAGATTCTATTAACATTGGATGTACTGCTGTACATGCACCTTCAAATGGTTCTGAAGATTCTTGTATCTTTAATCCTAGTAGATCAAAACCTTTTTCAAACATTGCTTCCCATTCAGCACGAGAATCTTTATCTGATGTATAGTTATCTACTACATCTGCTGCAATAACTTCTTTATCTTCATCTTCTAATGTATCTGTAAGATCTCCATACCATTCTTGTATAGATTCTTCAGCTTCCATTTCTACAACACCTGTAAAGTCTACAGTAACACCACCATCATCTTCCATCTCAAATGTTGGTGCACCTTCCATCATCTCTTCAGGTGTAGGCATTTTTACTACATTAGTTATTTCTTCACTAATTCTTTCAAATGGATTTTTTTCTGTTGCCATTATATCTTACCACCTTTTTTAAAACTGTATGTATATGTAGCTCCTATAGAACCTTCTTTACTACCAGGTTTATAAACAGCTTCTCCAGAAATTTTATGTCCACCTTTTTTTACATCACCTGAAAGTTTTAATTTAGAATCTTTTAAAGGTTTTCTTTTTAAAACATTTTTATGTTTAATATAGCCTTGTAGATCTAAATTCATTTTATCACCAGCTTTAGTGTCAAAGAATTTAGTCTTTACGTCTGTCTTCGTTGGTTTGAATTTTATTTTTGTTCCCATGCTGTCTCTCTCTTTCTATATAATAATCTACGTTAGGATCGTATTTATTAGTGATAGTTATCGTATGTTTTTGTTTAGGTACAAAAGCACACTTTTTTTCCATACACTTATTATAACACTAAACTCTCCAGTATGCAAGTTTTTTTTCTTTTGGTTCGTCATTCCAATCTGGATCTTCTGGATGTGTTAAATGCCAGGACTCTTTTACATAGTGTATAGCCATTGTCATTGCGTCAACTTGGTCATCATGTGCAGCATTTGGAAACCTTAACATTTCTTCTAACAAATCTTCTGACCACTTTTTATTTTTAGGAAACCATACTTTACCAGACTCCATCATAGGAGTAGCTGCATACACTCTAGATACTTTATCTCTATCAGGTAGATATTCTAACACAGGTATACCAGCTCTACGCATATCTTGTATTAATGATTGTCCTGATGCTTTCTTTTCTACCATACATACATCAGGTCTATGTTCTTGATATAACATTTGTGTCATACGTCTAAGTTCTGGATATTCAAATCTACCTTTAATGTTTCCTAACAAAATAAGATTACCTTGAAAAGATTCTATACCATCCTCAGTTTCATCATACATAGAAAATATTCCCCATGTCTGAATAACACTATAATCTGCTGTAGTTTTTGTAGAGAATGCTGTATCATATGTTTGTATTATAAAATCACATGGAGGAGGTTCACCATATTCCCACCACTTTAACCATTTCTTCTTTATAAGTCCACCTTCATCTGGTGTGGGATCTTGCATATATAATGCATTCCAGTATCGTGCACCATTTGAAGCTTTGATTTCATGTTCATCTACTTTTAATACTTCATCTGGTTTCCATTCAGGAAAATAACTAGAACCTACTGGTAGTTGTAACAATTCTGCAGCTTCTTCATCTAACCACGCAGGAATACGAACAACATCCCAAGGAATAATATCATAATCTCCTGCATTGTCCTCTTGTTTTAATAACCATCCACAAAGATCATCATAATGATACCTTGTATTTATTATTAATATGGAACCATTAGGCATAATACGTGTTCTTAGTCCTGCTGGGTACCATTCCTTAACGTATCTTCTACCTGCTTCAGAGTATGAGTCTTCTTCTGACATGACATCATCAAGGATTGCAATGTGTGCACCTCTTCCTGCAATCTGGGATCTAACTCCTGCAGCATAATACTGTCCACCTTTGTTTGTCTTCCATTTACCAGCAGCTCTAACGTCTGATCGTAGAGATACTCCTTTAAATACATCTTGAAAATCTTCAGTATTAACAATATCTCTGACAGAACGACCAAAGTCGCTTGATAACTGATCACTATGGGAAACAGTAAGTATCTCATGTTCTGGATTCCTTCCTATATACCAAGCAGGAAACAATTTAGAACAGATAACAGACTTAGATGAACGTGGTGGAAGAAACACCATGAGACGTTTAATCTCTCCAGACTCTAATTGAAGTAGTTTCTCTGATATTACCTCAATATGTTTACCCATCTTAAAGTCTGAAACAAGTGTTGGAGCCATTTGCCTAACAAAAGTAAGGAAATCATCTTTAGATTCCTGCATGACTTTGATGTCTAACAAGTTATTTAGTAATAATAAGGTGTTTGTGTCTTGATTAGTCTCTATAGACTCTATAGTTTCTATAATATTGTATCCTTATAGTATATTGTTGTATGTTTTTATATTTATTTATAAGAGAAAAACAAAAGAAAAACAAATATACTAAGTACTTAGTACTTTTGTTTATATATATTATATATAATTATACAGACTCCCCACTTAATTGTCAAGTATTTTTTTAATTATTTTTAATATGATGACAAATGCTGTTATTTTTGTTGCATATATGGCACACCTTATATATATATAGTATCAAGACTATTTTTTTAGGGTGGGGTCTGTCTATTTATTAAGCAATGCCTATTTTTTAAGCAAAATGATACCTTATATTGCCTATTTTTTAAGCATTCTTTTTAAATCTCTTTAGATTGTATAGTTTAACCCTTTTATTATCATCTATAAAGAGTCTATAAAGGTATTATATCAATCTATATATACTCTATAATATATTAAATAATGACTGTATATATAGACTTAACAATGTTTATTATACTTATTATATATATCTATATATTCTTTATATATGATGATTAATTTTATTTATATTATATAGTATGATGATATTAAATGATGATTATATATTTTTTTAGGAACATATTTTTATAATGTTTCGTTCTTATAATATATTAACAATGAAAGGATTTATACAATGAATAAAACTAAACAAATAAAATGTTCTCAAAAATCTTTTAAAAGGTTTTTAAAGCGTTTAATAAATAAAGGTTATGTTAAAACTATTAACAATGATGTTATTAAAGTTTGGTATAATCAGCCAGAAGGTAACATATATATATTAATAGCTAAGTTAAATAATAATAATGAATATAACGTTGCTTATGATACTAGATTTATAAAATCTTTATTTGATTAATAAAAAAAAATAGCATTATATACTTTTTTATTTGACATTTAAAATTATATAGTGCTACAACATAATTAACATTAATAAGAAAACAAGCGAAAGGAACATAACATGAACAAAAAATTAACTGAAAATGATTTAATAAAAAGGATTAAAAAACTAATGCCTGAAGCTAAACCAATAAAAGCAAGTGAGTTTTATGATGATGCTGAAGTAGTAGGCATATGGTTTAAAGGTGAATATGCTTCTGATGATTTACTTATATTTGATTATTATGAAGAATATGGGTATGACATTCACCCTAAACTAGATAAAATAATTACTGAAGCTGGATGGGTAGGTTGCCCATATGATGCTGGAACTTTAATGGCGTTCGAAGATTAATAAAAATTAAACAATGAAAGGAACTAATACAATGAGCAATGGATTTATATTTCATGAAACACAAGACATAGTATGTATTGCAACATTTAATTCCTCTAATAGGAAAACAGGTGACGAAGTGCAAACATGGATTTTATATAAACATGAAGCACCACATATAGCAATTGATACAGGCAACGATAAGGCTATATGTGGGGATTGTAAACATAGAGGAATAACGTTAGAATTAGATAAAGCAATTATATATTCTAATAGTTTACCTAATCCAAAAAAGAAAGCATTATTAAAAAGAATAGAAGATAAAAAGAATAAAAGTTTAAATAGTATTAATATAGATAGAACGTGTTATGTTGCTACTTTTCAAGCTCCATTATCTATATATAAAGCATGGTTAAAAGGTAATTATGAAACATTAACACCTAAACAAGTACAAAAAAGATTTGCATATAAAAAAGTCAGATTAGGATCATATGGTGATCCTATACATATTCCATTAAATATATTAGATGTTATATTAAAACATACATTAGGAACTACAGGATATACGCATCAATGGAAAAATAAAGAATATATAAAATATAGTAGATATTTAATGGCAAGTGTTGAGACAATAAAAGAAAAAATACAAGCTAATTCTTTAAAATACAGAACTTTTAGAGTAAGACAAGAGGTTGAAACTGTTGAAGGTGAGGTGGGTTGTTTATCTGATAGGAAAGTAAGAGGTAATAAAAAGCTTGTTAATTGTGTTGATTGTATGATGTGTAGTGGTTTAAATTCAAAAGTAAAACAAAATATAAGCATTATACAACATTAATAGATAAAGGATAATTATTACCAATTTGGTAAATATAAAAAACACTTGACATCATAAACAATATAGATTATATAATAATAGAAAGGAAAAACAATGGAACTAATAAAATTTAATAAGAGAAATTATGATATAAATAATACTGAGACAAGTAAAAATTTAAATATAATTCAATCTGAAGAGATAATACGATTAAATAAATTAGTAGAAGGTTATAGAAATGAATTATTAAACATTTTAGAAAATAGAAAATATTGGATTAAACAATGATAAAAATATTTAATAAACTATTTACATCACTTGGATTATTTTGGATAGGTTTTTTAATGCTGATGCTTGGATTAATTAATTTTGTTTTAACTTATAATATAAATTATTGGTTATCATATATAATGATTGCTACTATGTTTATAGGTTTAATAATGATAGCTATAGCGTCAATAGATGGAGATTTATAATATGGATAGTGAGTTAATATATTGGATATGTATAATAATAATATGTTTAATATAAAAAAACACTTGACATGTATAAATATATATATTATATAATAAGTAATATATATTAATAATAACAATAACAATGAAAAGGAAAATAAAAACATGAATAAATTATTTGGAAATATAAAATATAGAATTAGACCTAATAGAATGTTTACTAGAGGTAGATGTTCAACATGGTATGGCTTTAAAGGTAGAGGAAAGGATACGTTATGTTCCATATACTTTGGAAGCTTGGCATTATACTTCTATAAATTTGGAACTTTTTGGAGTATGGATAGAAGAAATTTAGAAGGATAAAAAGTATTTGATAATATTATGTAGCTAGTGTATTAATAAATCATTAGCTACATAAATAAAAATAAAGGAAATAAAAAAATGGATATGAAAAAACATTATAAAGAACAAGAAAAATTAATAAATAGTTTAACACCTTCCACAGAAATAGAAAGTTTACTACATCATTTAGTATGTAACTGTGATAATGCAAGAGATGAATATATGTACGAAGATGATGAAATAAATGAACTTAGAATTTTGAGTGGATATAATTTAACTATGCTAGAAAAATTAGAAAAAATACTAATTGACAAAAAAGTTATAAAAGAATATGAATTGAGATCAAATCATTGGGAGATAGATCAAGATTATTTTATTGATGAAGAATTTGGAGGATAAAGAAATGTCAATGTTACAAAATAGTATATTACTAGATGAAGAGTTTGAATATGAAGAGATGATTGTAGACTTCTGGAGAGATAGAGATCTTAATACTCATTATGATGAAGCTGAAGCA